ATAACATGGCTACCGCTTTCTTGCTCAAGCGTCCCATAGACAAGTTCATACGAAAGCTATTCGCCTTAATACCAAGCTTCTGCGCAAAGGCAGGGTGCGTAATACCCGAATCCAACAATATCTTCTTTGCTCGTTCAGTATCCATGTGTAGTCGCTTGTATTCTTTTACATTGCTATGTCAACTAAATTGAACTAATAACCAAAAAATATGCCGAGATTCTACCGCCGCCGCAAAAAACCAAACTCAGTACGAGGATTCGTTGATGATATGACAAAGAACAAAATAATCAATTCAGCCGCCAAGATCGCATCCAAGCAATCAACCGCAACCGAAGAAGCACGGGAACTCAAAAAGGTAGATCCCGAACTCAGGCAGTCAGTCGCGAACTTCCTCAGATACCGCTTGGACATGACGGAACAAGAATTTCTAAACCAGGTAAATGGCAAGCTCTCGAACATGGTCGGGGATTCACTCAACATCCTGCATTCAAAGCTAGATGACATACCTCCACAAAACCTAGCCTATGCAGTGTCAATCATCATGGATAAGTTCCTCACCGTTTCAGGCAGACCGTCCAACATTACGGCATCAGCAAACGTTACGCTCGGACAATCAGACATGTCACCCGATCAAGTACGAGATATCCTAAAGGGTGCGTCAAAAACAGTAAAACAACAACCAACCGAAGCTTCAGAACAAAAGGTAGTCCACTTAGAAGAAGACAAAGACAATGGCTGACAAACAACTGGGGCCAAAAATAATTGCCCTCAGACAACTCGGATGGTCGTACAATAAAATACAACAGCAATTAAACTGTTCAAAGTCCACGATCTCATACCACCTCTCACCAGGACAAAAACAAAAGGTTAGAAACAGAGAAGCAAAACTAAGGGAAGCATCACCCTCAGTCCTTCTGATGAAACGAATATGGCACTTTCAACATCCACGAACCCCATCGCCCCCAAAGCAACCGTGGTATCAGCACAAGTCACCAAGACAAATAAAAAAGTCAATTACTCAAAAACCACACCAGTTCCAAAAGACAATGACTTTTAATTACAAAGACGTTCATGCAAAATACGGGGATCACTTCCCTTGCGCATTAACAGGTAGACCACTCAATTGGAATAACCCGGATGATTATCAATACGATCACATCACACCAATTGCCAGAGGCGGAGACAATACCATTAACAATCTGCAAATACTATGCTCAGAAGCAAACCAGGCAAAAGGACAATTGACGGACGAGGAATTCATAGATCTGTGCAAAGAAGTAGTAATCCACAAAGGGTACAAGATCTACAAACCACTCGATACGACTACGAGTGGCTCATAGAACTTGCCAAGCTGTATGATCAAGGGTGGCCTACAATAAGGCATTCCCATGAAATGCAACACAGAAGCACAGAACCATAGAAACTCAGAAACCCATCAGAATAAATAGCACGCACCCAGTCTTCGCTACGGGTGGCTACGGGGTGACGCATGGTAGGGACCATGGGGCTGCGGTGGGCTGCGGAAGGGTGCTTATTGCGGGGTTGCGGTAAGGCGCTTATTGCGAAAAAAGTTGTGGGGGAGGTTATGATAATAGAGAGATTAACGCGCTATGACGCGCGCCCCCGCCCCCCCTGTGACCCGCGTCAAGAGATCGCGTGCGTTTTCTGACCCGTGTCAGTTGATCCCGCCTGGCCGCGTCTTGCTATTGGGGCGGTTTCCGGTCTTTTTCGGGTAGCAGTCGACTTTGAGTCTTGCGCTAGTTGTGATGAATGCAGGCCTGCAGGGTTTGCGTGGCAAATCCAATGCGAATCCTGCCATCAAATCATGGACAAGCTCGGGAAAGGATTCCTACTTCCTTATTTGGTGCAGTTGCTTTTGTTATGTACTTGTGTACTTCCTGCACGAATTCTTTTTTTGCTACTCCAACGCGAAATGGTTTCTTTGATAATCCATTATCATTAAGGATTCCCATTCACCCGCAAATACCCTTTCAAAACTTTTTCATTTTGTAGTTGCATGTATTGTAGCTTTGTGTTTTGTTTTGATTATCCAACGGGAAAACCCGTAAAACAATCACTCAACAAAAGGACAAGACAATGAACAAAGAACACAAATGGACTCCATGCGGATTAAACGCCGATTGGTGCGTAGAAGCATGGCATTACGGAACGAACCAACCCAATAGCGTAGATGGCGATTATTACGTGTTGGACAACGAAGACGGCAAATTTATCGTTGCTCGTTACTTCCCAAGCAAAGAAGAGGATTGCACAAAGGATATCGCGGAATTCCCAACTAAGGACGAAGCAATGGGTTTTGTTGAAAAAGGTTTCTCCGCTCATCCCTTGCAAGCTGAATACGAAGCTTGGCTTGAGGACAACATTCCCGCTGCTTGGCTGAAAAACCCCAAGCAAGACTTATCCGCTTGGAACATAATGGCGTATATCAATGCAGAGGATGATGAATTCAGTATCACCCAAGCTCAGTACGATTGGCTTGCCGATTTCTGCAATCGTTGGGACGCAATTGAAAACTCTTAATCCGACATACTACAAATAACGTCTTAACCTTACATCCTATGACATACGACATACTCATCCTTCTTTGCCCATGGCTTATGGTCTTTTGGGTCATGTATCAATCCATCCTCAACAGCTAATAATATGAAAACTCTTACAGAATACATTAAACACGATGCCGATTTGCCTTTGATTCGCAATGGCCTTGAACTTGGACGGTGGAACATCCCGCAAGTAATTGATAAAACGTCAAGATATTGGCAACGCGAATTGCTTCAAAGCGAATGGTACAAAGCGAACCAAAAGGATATCGCTCTTATGCTTGAAACGGTTGAAACGAACAAGCGTGATGCCGTGCAGTTTCTCAAAGGAGAAAGCGAATAATGCCACTTTACAAAATGTCCGACCTCGCGCCTTTGGCCATGGCTGAAATCAACGCCATCATCCGCTTGGCAACGGATAAGGAGAAACTGGCGGCACAATGCGCGGGTCGTGAAACGACCAACGCTAAGAGGAAACGCGCGAGACGATCCAAGCAACTTGAATTCGAGCTACGGCAATCAATAAGGAGAAACTAAAATGCAAAACGAAACAAAGGAGAAAGCGGGGGACATTGTGAAATGTCGGATCTATTTCAACGGATTTGCGATAGACCGAGACGGCATTCTGACAGAGCGAGTAAAAACGCGCGGCTTTGCGGGTTGGTACGTTGACGTCGAAACTGGGGACAACGGGGTCAAATCCATGTTCTCGCCCGATGCTGACAGCCGCTTGGATTATCGAATCATTAACTAAGGAGAAACCAAATTATGAAAATATTAATCACGAAACAACGCGCCCAGGAATTGCTTTGGCTTTGCAATCAGTCTGCCTTTGGCCCGAATTCGCGCTGTGACAATATCAAACCGGAAACCGAAGGAGAAAGGACGAGAGTCAAAGAGATATGGAACGCGAACCCAAGCGGCTTGTCCTCTTATTATTCCACGCTTTGCGAGATTAAGAACGGGAGGGTGGAAGGATGAGCGAAACAAAAGAGAAACGCGCGACGTTCACGCCAGGACCGTGGGTCGTTAAACACGACAATCATGGCCGTCCCTTTATTGGAGTTGCTTCAGACCCGTGGGCATACCAAGGAACGGTTGCAACGGTTGATACGGGAACGGGAGACGCTCGCCTTATCGCGGCTGCTCCGGAGTTATACGAGCAGTGCAAATTGTTTGAGCGGGTAATCACAGAGCTAATGATTCAAGGAGAAACGGGCGGACATGAGGAACAGTCCCAAGCGATAAGGCGGCGTTGGAAACTGCGCGAGGTACTCGCCCAGGTAGACGGGGGGGAAGGATGAGCGTTACCTACCAGTTTGACGAATCCGAAAACACCTGGGTTGCGTGTTTGAGAAAGGGGGCGTTTCGCAAAATGTGTGATGGATCTCACGCGCAACCTATTGCACGGGTTGCATGTGGCTTAACCAAGGATGAGGCAAGGAGAAACTTGCAAGGACCGGACGGCCCCAAGGTAAGGAGTCAGTACGATTGGCCTGATGATCCTGATGATGACATCTACCATATGCAGGAAATACACTAAAATACTTTTGTTCTAGTCCTATGCGTCCTCGCGGGGAGGGATACCTCGCGGGGGCGTTTTTTATAGGGCTTGAACGGACAACGACAAAACACTAAGGAGAAAGAA